TAGAACACCCTGTATCTTTAACAATAGTTGAGTATCGAATAGCACATTTATAACCATTAGTTTTCCAAGCATACTTCATCAAAGATAAATACACATTGATACAGTTTGATTTAACTACACCGCTAACCTTATTATTAAAATACCCATACAATTTATAGGTTAATAATAAAAACCCTCTACTTGTGTCCATGTTTACATACTTTCTGATGTTGTTCCTGTATATCCCTCAAAACAGCTACCCATTCCTCTTGAGACATAGCGATTAGAGGCTCATAGAGGGTACTTAAACGCTGAACTTTGAACTCAAGCATACCTTGTGTCATTTTTTTATAGAACACCAAGAAACAAGGAAGATTAGCAGCTTTCCCTAGCCAACGCATAGAGTTAGTATATTTTTTATAGTTTCCTGTATCATATACTGTTTCAATCAAGGCTAAAGGTTGCCAACATCCTTTGTTTTGACATATTTCTACAGAATCTATGTCAATCATCGCTATTTTTTCAAAGGTCCTATGCCATTTTGAGTATAGGTCCTTATCAAAATGTTTTGCGTACCTCATGTTAACCCCATTAATCCACCATTGCATTAGCAAAACCTTTAAAAAATTTAGATCTATTTTTTTGTCTGTTTTTGCCACCTTTATTAAACCAATTACCTGGTACTTTGGTTGATTGTATAGTCCATTGATTTGCCATAGCTTCAGCTACACCTTTAAATGTTTTACTTGCATCTTTGGAAGTAATGCTTGTGTAATGATATTTTTGTCCTTTTTTTTTACCACCTGTATTACTAGGTAGTAGCGGTTTATATTCTTTCAGATTATTTGTAGGTTTTAATTCTGGTAAATTTTTTAACCACAATCTTGTAGCTTTACTAAAAGGATGACCATATTCATAAGGTTGAATTGTTTGAGTATGTTTAGGTAAAGCAAAAATTTTACTTGATATAGGATTTTCAACACAGATTTTATCTATTGGTGCATTGTATAATGCCATAAAAAATTCTTTAGCTTTTAATCCTAACTTATATCTATCTTCATTTAATTTACCTTTAGGATATAAAAATCTAGCACCCGCATTAGAAAGATATGTGCAAGGCGGATGAGCTATCATTAAATCCCAACCTTTATCAAGATGTTCTAATACATCACCTTGAAAATGATTACCTGGACTTTCAGTTGGAAGTATATCACAGGACCAAGCATCATGTCCTTTAGTAGCAAAGGCATCTCTTACGATACCAGAATATTCACACGCAATTAATATTTTCATTTTCTTCTCCTTGTAAATAGTGTTCTCCAAAACCATGAACGCAACATAGATATAGCTGTAAAGATAACTGCTATATGGAAGCTCTCTAATACTGTTGGATGCAAATCAAAGAATGGAAATATAAATAGTTGTATGATTGTAGATAATATTAAACCACTTCCGACATCAATTACTGTCTCGAATAGATTTCTCATGTTTCTTAATCCTTTCTTTTAATTGTCTGATCTCATATTCTTTAACTGATAAATCTGTTTCAAGTATATCAATAACCTTACGCAGCTTATCCACTTCCCTCTTGTATCGTTTTAATTCCTTTTGTAATTCAGCATCCTTAAAGATGGTTGAGTAAGTCATAATTATTTCTCGTAAATTATTTTTTTAACAACACACTTTGGATAGCAAGTGATATTACCAACAGATAACTTTCCATTATCATACGAGAAAGAACTGAAGATCGTAATCTTCTTTGGTGTTTTCTCATAAAGAAAACCTACATCCTCGCACCAAGAAAAATTAAAATCATCTACATCAGATAGATCATCATACCATTGTGATGAGCTACAAATATCCTGCCAGATAATTCTAACTTTTTTATAAGGTAGTTTATTATTTTGTTTCTTCATTCCACCAAGCCTTGTAAAGATCTTCGATCTTAACTTCACCTTTAGTCACTTCCAATATCTTTTTTACTGTACTTGGTTTTGGAAATCTTTTTTCTTTACTCTCAAGGCAATACCTTGATGAGTTGGTTGCGGGATTGATAGAATTAAATCCTAACATCTGTCCCAATGTATAGTGGGATATATTTTTTTTCTTTCGCCATTCAGCTAAAGTCATAGTTGCTCCTTTGTTTTGTTATACTATTAGGATTTATATAGCATGGATTTTTAATTTGACAACAAGTTTTATTATGCTAGATTGTGCAAAAACAACAAAGGAAAAAATGATTATAAAAGAAAACTTAAAACAATACTTTAATTTTTTAAATGGTGGTCAAGGGTTTGATCATTGGTCGCCATCATCCACACAAAACCTTACAAGATTTATTCTTAACTATTCTTTACCACAAGAACTAAGAAGATCTTTTTTTATTCGATACAAAGCACCCTTTGGTAATCTGGTAAACAACACAGCTCAAAGATTGCTATGTGAAATTTTATTTCAAGGCGATAAAAAAATAACCTTAGAGAATAAAGATTATGATGATGTCTTTCAACAAGAATTAGATGAGATTAATAAATTAACACCACCTGTAGATGACAAAGATAAACTAGGTAGAGATATGATGGTGGAGTTTGCACACCCTACAATTAAGAATGTAGAGAAAGCAGTTAAAGAAATATTTAATGATGAAAAATTAGTTGCTGAAAGATATGTGTCGAGCAAGGAAGATGAAATGCTGTTCGATATTATTGGTCGGATCGATTATGAAAGCAACAATAAGTTTGTGGAGTTGAAAACAAAACCGCCTACCTTAAAAAAGAAAAGAGGTAAGGATGAATACTACATGGCAACTACGCAGCTACCCGAAGAACCAGATCCAATGCACATTAAACAAGTAGCATTCTATTATCATTGCACTCAAAGAAAACCACACTTGGTTTATGTTAATGAGAATGAATATAAAATATTTGATGAGCAATACTATCAACTCAATACAAAATATTTAGAGGACCAATACAATTTAATGGTTCAAAGAATATTATCATGGGAAGAATTAATTGTGTTCTGTAAAGGAGACATTAAAAAGTTAGCTAACTTTTCAGAACCACCAGAATTAAATCACCCTTTTTATTATAGGGATTTAATACAAGAACAAAAGCAAACAATCAAAAACTTATGGGGATTGGATGCTTAACAAAAACATAGGAGAAAAAATGAAAACAAACATATATCAAAAACTACATAAGGCAGCTTGTGAAGCAGGGGGTGTTGCAAAAGGAAAGAAAGTTCCTGGTATGCACTTCAATCCACTACAACATGATGAGGTACAAAAGGTAGCAATGGAGTCATTGTTAAACAATGGGTTGTACCCTATCTGTAATTACACCAATGAGATCAAGGAAAACTTTGTTATGGTTACTTGCACCATGAGAATACATGATGTTGAAAACCCAGAAAGTTATGTTGACATCAATGGATGTTCGGCAATGGGAAACCTAGATAAGTTTGGTACAGGTAATGGTATGAGTTATGCCAAGAAGTACGCATTCTTGAATGCACTTAATTTAAAAACAGGTTTGGATAATGATGATGGTTATAAAGCTAGTCCTTTTAAACCAAGCAATACTAAACCTACTAATAATATTCCACAAACAAAAGTAAGTGGTACAGCTCACATAAGTGAGAAGTCCACTATTAGTGGTACAGGTCATCTCGACATGAATGTCGATATGAATCAAGTAAGAGATGCCATAAAATCAATCAATGATATTTATGCTCTAAGGAAATTTAGAAAAGATAATCCTAGCTTATTTGATCCTAATAAAAATCTCAGAGTGTATCGACAAGTCACAGATTTGTATGATGTACATGAGACTAAACTAAACCAACAAGGAGTAATATAATGAGTGATAAGATATATATAAAACTTACGCATAACGCAGACAAACAAGCAGGAGATAACAGACCAGTATTTGTTGCACCAATAAATCCTAAAAGTCCTCAAGGCAAAACTTGGAGACTTGGAACTAAGATAGGAGATACTTGGTACAATCAAGCTGCATTTGATGATCTTGATGAGCAAGGTAATCCAACAGGAATTATCAATGTCGTCTTGACACCATCAAATTCTGGATCGACAGCTGCCAAGCCTAGCGGACAGCAGCAATCTTTTGGCAACAATAATAGATTTGCAAAAGGTCAAGGTTCAGATTATAAACAAAACAATTACAACAGATACTAATTTAGAGTCGTTGTAATTCAATGGTGTGTCGGAGTTTTTTGGGTTTACATTTGCTAGACTTTCCCTTTCTTCTAGCTTCCCTCTTTGTTTTTCTCTGGCACACCTTTAAAAACAAGATATGAAAGTAACAGATTTAGATAAAGAAATTAAAAGTAAGATCGTTGAAGATCGTCAAAAAGATTATGGAGACTATCAATATAATTTCCATATGTTAGCAGAGATGTTTACATTGGTCCTTGCTGATAATCTAAAAAGAAAAATAAAACCTTATCAAGTAGGTCATATTATGATGGCACTTAAACTTTATAGAGCAACACGAGGATATAAAGCTGACAACTATCACGACATGAGTATCTATAATGATATGTCATTTAGCTTACATAAAAAAGATATAGACAAACAGGATAAAACATGACAAAATATAAACGAATTATTAATGGGGAATGTCATTTTGAAATGATTGAACTCTTTGATGATGTAGAGAAAGCTGCAAACAACTCGAATAGAGGAGAGTTTGTAGAATGCAAGATCGAAAATTTAAAATTTGATTTTGCAAAAGTAACAAAGGAGCATGATGGAAAACATCAAGATGCACTTGCAAAAGCTAAAGGATCTTCAAGCGAAGAAACATCAGAAGTTCCTGGAAGCAAAGCATAAAGTAAATAAGTATCAACAAGATTCTTATA